CCTTGAAACCAATAACCTTTGCAGTAACACCTGTTGTCACACCTGTAATAGTTGTAGGACTGTCTACATTAAAATATTGTGATGGATCAATCTGTTGATCGTTAAATGTACTTGCAAGTTTCAAACTATAGTATGATTGAGTTGTGCCTTGACCCGGAACAACCATTGCGCCCTCACGAAAAACATGACTACCATGTGCCTCAATTTGATGTTGCAACGCGCTTTGAAGTTGCGTTAGTTCTCGCGCTTGAACAGCAAACCCCGGCCTAAAGAGAATCTTTTGATAATTATTCTCTGCATTAAAATCATCAAAATACGGTGCTGCGTTAAGATTTGTTTTTTGTGCCATATTAGAATTCCACTACAATTTTTATATCTTCCGTTTGATCTGTCGCACGGGATATTGGTGATCTGTTTTCTGTATAGATAATATTACCACTGTCCGGTTGCACTTCTGGATTAACGTAACCATCAGTAAACGTGATAGTAAATCCATTTGCAAGTGTTACTGCTGAGTCAGATGTTGAATCTGGTGTGCCGGCAGCACTAGATGATGCGCCTGTAATAGCGTTTGCACCAGAGAAAGCAATATACGCACCAACTGAGTTTGTACCATAGTCAGTATATCTTTCCTGTTGATAATAAAGAATAGAGTTAGTACTATCCCACTCAACTACCCTACCAATCGCAGCGGTTGAAGCTTGGGTAATTTTCTCATCAGCAGTAAATGTTCCACTAACACTTGTTAATTGCACTGCGTAAGTTTGTCGAAATGTTTGGTCAGATGCAACTGTTGATGTTCCAAAGGTTGTTGGATCAGTAGCAATTGCAATGTTACGAAAGTCATTTCCGGTAAGAAGATCATCACGCGCTGCACCAATGAACAATGTGTTCATCAACACATAGTGGCCACCAAGTTCCCCAATCGCATTAAATCCATGTCCGCTCTTTGGGCTAATTTGAATTGTAATTGCACCACCACTACCATCATTGATATCACCTGTACTTACAGCAGATGAAAGTGCTGAATCGGTAAATACTGTTGCATCTGTGAGAGTAACCGTACCGAAAGTATAATTAGTACCACCGGCAAAAACAATAGTATCAGTACCGGAGGTCAGTCCAAAACTTGCAATGGCACCACTCGAAACTACGAATGATATGATTGCACCAGAACTTGTTCCTGCACTTGTACCATCTCCATTCACTGCTACAAAGTAAGTACCGTCAGTATAACCAGACCCGGCAGTTACGATAAGTGATAGAATACTACCGTCTGTAGCTGCAGCAGAAACAGTAGAGTCTGTACTAACAGGCATAAAGTCAGTTGTCAAGAACTTTGTCTGTTCAGCAGCGGTAATGGTATACATGTACTTGAGGATATATCCACCCTGAGCAAAGGGGGTTGTCACTTCAGAAGTTGGTTCAGAACCGGAGTAAGCAGTTCCACCATTATTATCCAGAACCTTATACACACGGTTATCAGATGTACGGAAGAAAAATGTAGATTGGTAAAGACTAGCTTGACCAGATGTAGTTAGATTACTAGAACTAATATTGTCTTCATACATATCAAAGGTCGTACTGTTTGCCCAATCTCGGCGAGGAACAGCATAAGAAACATCACTACTAGAAATATTTTTACCAGCAATAGTCTGATCCCAAACATAGAATTCACTGGAGACATCATCTGCCGGAGTAGGTGGTGACGCATCTGTACCACCACTAGTTGCTGATGTGAATGGAGTTGCCTTACCGATCAACATATAGTAAACGGTTGGAGAAGCTTCTGAAAACGATTCAAAAAACTGATCTGCGTTATGAAGTCTAAATTTTTCTGTTATGATTGCTGTCATTTGCTCGATTCCTCTAATCTGTATTAGTATTTATACACTATATCTAACTATATTTTGGTAATCCTCAAATTATAGGTTTCAATAGTTACTGTTTATCAACCAAGCACCGGCCAATCGTAAAGAATGCCTGTTTTATTGCCATCAACATCAAAAGTCAGAAATAGTGCTGCCATGGCAGCAGTATTTGCAGCACCGTCAATGGCATCTTCCATCGCGGTGGCTTTGGTTTTGATTGCTGCGCGCCAGGTTGCGATATTAGACGGAATAGCAACTGATCCTGCATCGGCCGCACGGATCACAGCCCAATCTGTCTGGGCAAGGAGCAACCCTTGCTGCGACTTCACTGCTGTCTTTAACACAGTTTTCACACCCGGCACCATAATTTGATTTCCATCGGCATCATTGATTGCATTGTTTTCGCTATCAACTTGTCCTGTATCACTCATGCTTTTGGCTGTCTTAGAGATCGTCACACCGTCAGCTTTGTAGCCCCAAGTGTAAAGGCGACCATCAGGCGGAGTTTCTTGCGTTGCCTCCGTCAGCCCCGCAGATTCTTTCTCTGCGGCGGTCCAGACGTGCCAATTGCTAGGGTGCGTGATACCATTGTCATCAACCCACGATTTGTATTCACGAATTGTTTTTCCGTCATATTTCCACATTATTTTCTTCTCCTGTTCTTATCTTGCTGTCGCTGGCGCTACACCGTCGCCGCCAAACGGGTTTTCTGCGAAGGCCATGTATATGTAAGTTTCGGCTACATTGGGGTCGGTAGCTACTCTCCCCTTAAAACCATTAGCCAAAAAGTCAATAAAGACCGTTGTTGCTTCAGTTGTGGTATTATTGGCTGACAGTAAGTCGTTATCGGGGTTGAAGCCTGAACGCTTTGAATCAAAAATTTGGAAGTCGGACGTGCTGTCTATGCTTTTGATCATAACAAAAGCAGGCCGGAAACCCAACTGAACATAGCTTCCGTTAGCCCCCCCATTTCCTTCGAAGCTTGAAATTTTGCTATAGCCGGGAACGCTATGAAAAAAGTAACCAATCATCGCATCTGCACCATTTTGATCGCCGTCTTGCAGGGCAAACAAGGTGGCTGTGACAGGCGATTCACCGTTTGCGGCATTGGCAAATGGGGCTGAGGTATCAGCCGCGTCAGCGAAGTATCCGGCAATCAATGCGCCATCTCCATTTAAAATTGTGCGCTTAGAGGTGTCGGTGTAGTTGTGATGCCACACCTCCCAGTTAGTACCTGAGACTCGACTTTTAATAATTAACATCTCAGGAAGAGTAGATAGCCCGTGATTTATTGCATAATTTGCTGATGTTCGGTGGGTCCAAGAAACTATGGAAAACCCAGCGGCTGCATTTTTCTTGCCAGAGGAGGCTAGAATTTGTGTCCCGGTCGACCCGGAAAAAGACGTAGGTGCATACCATTGCCAAGCTACATAAGTCCGGCCATCACCATTAAAGTTCGCGTCGGTTGTGTCTAGGTCAAACCCATCTGATTCAAATGTAAAGAGTGCCGTGCTGTCGGTGTCTTGTGCGTCTTCGCTGTTTGTTTTAAGTCTAGACGTGGTTCCCCGAACGCTGTCCACCATAACATGGTTATCGCCATTCGATCTAGGAGCCAGCCATAACAAGTCGGGCTGGAAGTCCCCTGCGTTCGCGGCGTTTGTTATAGAGAGTCCGCTAGTTGCATTGCCTGTATATATCTGTGTGTGGAAATTCGCGGAGCCATCTACAATAGTTGAGGCTGGTAGGTTGTCGGTATTTATTTTTTTATAGCCTGCTGGTGGTGTATGGGCAAATGCCGTTGCTCCAAAATTAACGGTGCTGGTAACACCTGTTTGATTGTTTGTCTCACCCACTATTGCGGTGTACAGCAGCGATGATGCGGTTATAGCGGCAACATGGCCGCTTTCGGCTTCAGGATCACCCGAATTTACATACGTGTCATTCTTGGCAAAATAAACTTTCCCATTTCGAACCGCAACTCCCAAAACATCGTTAAGTGTAAAAGTAGTCAAACTGCCCAGAATTAAACTTCCGTCTTGATTAACCTCTCCACCCTCCATATAATAAGTAACTGAAGGATCAATTACATTGATATTTGCAGTAGAAAAATTAGAAGTGACCGCAGCAATACCCGCCATGCGAAACGAGGATGAGGCATTGCCGGATGTTTTCTTTACCTCAAAGTAAAAACCGTCAGAATCTTGAACGTCAAATGCAATTGTCCCTCTGGTTCTCCCAAAATTATCTTGATCTAGGTCAAGATTTCCGTTTAAAAACTCGGTGGCTCCTCCCGCAACATCTATAGGACTCATAGTACTGAAGTTTATTGTTGGGCTATCAAGCATCTGATCGTTTGCGTCTTGGCCAGCACTGGCAAAATCATTTCCTTCGCCGCTAGTATCATCCCCAAGTGCAGAACTATCTTGACCTTTTAAACGAAAACCATTTGTACCATAAGTCAAACCAGAAACATCTATTGGAATCCAAACACCGGCGGCATTATATTCTCCAAAGCTGGTCGGTCCAAGGCTTGTGCCGTCAATCATCACGGTCTCAGCTAAATATCCGTCAATACCTCTGGAAGGGTCAACGGTGTTAGCGCCTATGCGTTGTAAAAGTGCCCCGTTAAAGTTAGAGCCATTATTCTGATCTGGATAATTAGCAGTACTGAAAGATGTTACTTGAACGCCGTTTATATAAATGCGAACTCTTAGGGCTTCAGTTGATTGGGTGTCGTCGTAGCGGACTATAAAGTGCATCCAAGCTGTTGGATCACGGAACTTGGCATCGGTATAAAATTCCAAACCCGACGCAGCGACACCGTTGAACGTAAAAAATTGAAGGTCATCACCATTAAATCCGATAGCGTCGAAACGAACCGCATCTCCCAGCGCACCGTCATCGTCGCTACCATCTCCAGCACCCATGATACCCTCTTGAGCTCCGCTGCTACCAACATCACCGCCACGTTTCATCCACCACGAAAACGTCCATGTGTGGTCGTTACCCACACTACCGGAACCGGGGGTACGTTGCAAATAAGCCGGTTCAGCGGCGTTAAATCTAATTGACTGTTCTATTTCGTAGCCCCTCGAAGGGTTATCTAACCACTGTGATCCAAACATAGTCATTTTATATCTCCACTTGTAATCATTATCATTATCCGAACGCCAGTTGTGGTGCGCCGAGTTGAATACTGCCGGACGCTTTGACAAAGTAAGGAACTACGTCAACGGCTGCTGCTGCTGTACTAAGCGTAATCCCACCAGAAGCGGGACTTTCATAGTCCGTTCCAAGGCTGAGAGTTCTTGATCCCGTGCCGTCCTGAATAAACACGAACACCCCGGCTTGGCCTACAGCCTCCGTAGACGGATTGGCAAGGGTGATACTACCTGTGAGAGTCAGCACGAAGTTTTGGTGCGCCGAGAAGTCAATTGTAATGCTGCCGGTGTTGGACGTATCCGTGTCCGTAGCTGCGAGGATGATGGTGCCACCCGTAATTGCTGCGGTCGAATCAAGGGTTGTCACATCCGCAGCAGCTGCAGCACCAGAGCCAAGTATTCCGTCGAGGGTGCCAGTAAAACCAGTAGCTGTAATCTGGTCAGTCGCAGTAATAGCATCTACGAACAGGTTAGCCCAGCGAACGCCAGTTGTGCCTAGATCATCGGTACTGTCAGTGTCACTAACAATCACGCCGCCGGAGGTTAGTTGAGTAACAGTTGCAGCCGCAGGAGTGCCAGAGCCTAAAATGCCATCCAAAGTTCCGGTGAAACCAGTAGCTGTAATCTGATCCGTGGCTGTAATTGCATCAACAAACAAGTTAGCCCAGCGGACTCCGGTGGTGCCAAGGTCATCTGTGCTGTCAGTGTCAGAAACTACATTTCCGCCATGCGTGGTGACACCTATTAATGTAGAAGTCCCGGCTACGCCAAGTCCGCCGTCTGTATGGATTGAACCCGTGGTTCCTGACGTGGATGTCGTAGTGTCGTCAACCGATATAATTCCACTGGTCACTAATGTGGTTACCGTTGCCGCCGCGGCCGCGCCAGACCCCAATATGCCGTCCAAGGTTCCGGTGAATCCTGTGGCTGTAATTTGATCAGTTGCAGTAATAGCGTCTACAAAAAGGTTGGCCCAGCGTACCCCGGTTGTACCAAGGTCATCTGTAGAATCTGTGTCCGAGACTACATTGCCGCCATGAGTGGTGACACCAGAAACATTAAGTGTGCCGTTTAGATCAACTGCTGTGGCAGTAAGGTCAATCTCATCAGTAGCACCAATTGACAGAACCGTTGCGCTGGACCCTTGAATAAATTGGGACGCATCATTAAACATTAATTTGTTTTCTGAGTTAAGTGTTAGACCTGCTCCATCTGTGTGTGTCAATTTTGTATCTTGATCGTCACCAAAATTAATAACTGCGGAATCAGCAAGAAATAAGTCGGACCATTCTAAGGATGCAGAACCAAGGGCAGCACCGTCAGCAGAAGCAGGGAGAATTGGACCAATGTCAGAAGAAAGTAGCGTAGCGCGTGTGATAGCACTGACATCACCCCTAAGACTATTAAATTCTGTAACAAGTTCCTCTAGGGTTTTCTCTAGTGATACTTCATTTGCTGTAACTGTTGCCATTTTAGTTCTCTTTTACTAGTTGTTGTAGTGTCATTTGTTCGATTCCTCTAATCTTTACTAGTATTTATAAGTTTTTTTATAGGTAATACGACCTAATATAATGTAACGGCACCATCAGGGAGCATCGGGCCATGTGACGTTGCCGAGAACGCCGTTGCTGGCCATGGTCGGATTCGGGCTTGTTTCTGGTAGGTTTCTGAGAGCAATCCGATAGTTTTTCCAAGCGTCACTGAGTGTCACATCGCTCGATGCTCGCCAGTCACAATCTTGAAGAAGAACGTCACGCTGCCTTCGTACCTCTACCCAAATCTCTGAGGTTGTCGCCGCTGGTCGCTTAACAACAGCCGAGTTGACATAAGTGTCTTCAGTTGTCGTGTCGTCTGGGACAGTCGTCCACACTAAATTTTCATGGACCGGGAAAGTCGCACTGCCATCCGGCAATATCTCACAAATGCGCTCGTTGTGAATTAGGGCTAATTTAGTCATTATTCATACTCCGTTCTAGTCATTATGCATACTCCGTCACAATTACAACTCCAGCAAAACCCAATCCACCTGCGTCAGTATCGCTTGAAGCACCGCTTCCACCTCCACCAAAAGAGGTTCCGTTTACCGGGTTGTGGCCATTAGTATCAGCTTGTGCGCCTCCTCCGAAGTAAGAACCTCCTCCAGGTCCTTGAGAAGAAGTGTTATGATTGTCAGAAGAACCCCCGCCATTACCTGTACTATTTAGATCGCCTCCAGAACCTACACCACCATGGCCGCCATTCTTACCAATATCACCGCCAGTGCCTCCAGTAGCGGATAAGAGTGATCCAAAGGAAGTAGTCCCTCCATTACCGGAACCACCTGCTCCGATTGTCACAGTCTGAGAAGAATAACTAGTAACGTCGAGTAATTCTCTTGCATATCCTCCACCACCCCCGCCAGCACTACCGTTGTCTGTTCCATCGGCAGTACCGCCTTGACCTCCTCCACCACAAAGTTCAACCATTACTGAGGTGATCCCAGCTGGTTTAGTCCACGTCCCGCTGCTTGTAAAAACTTGTACTGAGGCTGGTGCGGCGGAGGCAGTTGCCCAAAGAGATGTTGCACCTGCTCCGGCAGATTTTAGTACTTGGCCGCTAGTGCCGGTGTCGCTAGGGAACGTCAATCCTCCACCGATAGTTAAAGGACCATCAAGAGAAAATCCGACTAATCCGCCACCGCCGAGACTTAGAGATGATGAAGTCTCTGACATAACACGGCCGCCGTCCTCTCTCAATACAGAATCTCCCTGATCAGTAGAGGAACCATCTGTTCCATTCAGTACAATAGATTCAAAGTCAGTGCCGGCAGCTGTAATTACACCAATATTTTTGACTTTAATGTCACCGCCAATAACTACATCTTTAACAACAGACAAACCGCCGTCAGTCTGTAATGATCCATCTGTTGTAGATGTTGCATCTGTAGCATCATCGGTTTTGATAATTCCACTAGCAGTAATAGTAGTGGAAGCAAGAGTTGTGGTGGTTGCTGCAGCTGCAGCACCACTTCCAAGAATACCGTCTAGAGTTCCTGTGAAGCCTGTAGCTGTGATTTGGTCAGTTGCGGTAATAGCGTCTACAAAAAGGTTGGCCCAGCGTACCCCCGTAGTGCCGAGGTCATCTGTAGAATCTGTATCTGAAACTACATTGCCGCCATGAGTAGTAACGCCAACTAACTTTGATGTAGTGCCGACAAAAAGAGCTGCTGCAATACCAACGCCGCCATCAGTGTGTATACTGCCCGTTGTGCCGGATGTGGTATCGGTAGTGTCATCAATCGATGCTACACCGCTTGTGGTTAGAGTTGTTACGGTGGCCGCCGCAGCTGTACCTGAACCAAGTACGCCATCCAACGTGCCTGTAAATCCTGTTCCAGTAACTTGTCCAGCAAAATTGACAGTAGTTGTACCTGTGGCTACACCCATAACTGTAGTATCAGCATCATTAACAATGGTTACGTCATTTGTGCTGCCTTCGCCAGTTAGAATCAAACCTAACACTGAAGTATAACCGATAGCCGCATTGTCTCCAGCAGCTGTATCTCCATCTGGTTGAAAAGTAGCAGCAGTAACATCAGCTACAACATCAAGACCAGCACTTGTAACTGAAGCCCTAAGAGTTCCCCCTGTGGTAACGGCAACTGTATTAGCAGCAGAGAAGTAAATGCCGGTGTCTGCATCACCCGTGTTTGTAATTGCGGGAGCTGATGGGCTGCCGTCAGCAAAAGATGCAACACCCGTTATAGAAGGTGCAGCAAGAGTGACAACAGTAGCAGTAGCACTGATACCAGAACTTAGTGCAGTACCCGTACCCAACAGAGTATAGATTTCCTCAAAGTTGTCGTTGATTTTATCACCGCCGTCGCGGATAGTATCACCCGTACCATCCCCTGCGGTTGTTCCTAATCCTAATGATTGATATGCCATTGTGCAGTCTTCCTTTGTTGTATTTATACTTTGAGTGAATCCCAGCTTAGCCCACTGTCAAATGTTGATGTTCCACTAAATCCAAATTGACCGGGGAAACCGAGTTTAACTTTTGCGATATACAAATCAAGGTCAGTCCCATCCTCAAGTACAATCTGGTCATTCTCATCAGCAGCAGTGTCATACACTATGAAGTCATAATTATCCTCATGTGTAAGTCTACCATTTGCATTAACATAGATATCTGATGGAATAGTAAATGGTTCAAGTATAGTATCTCCTGACATACCAAATGGTGTCTCGCCAGTACCCACCGAATCTTCTAGAGAAATAAATGCTACCTCTAGACTTAGCTTACCACCAACACCAAACCCAGTGTAATCTTCCAAGAGGATATCATCACCAAATGTTCCTGCAATAGTTGTCTCATCTTCTTGTTTAAATGTTCCAATATCCTGACCCTCAAGAACAATAGTATCAAGAGAATTTCCATCAGAAATATTAACTAGTGAGGATCGCGCTAAATCCGTGATAGTATAACTTTCTGGATTATAACTATCTCCCAGTATTGCGCCGCCGCCTTGGAACCCAACAGGGTTTTCTAAAATTAGATTGTCACCGTCTGTCTCATCAACTAGGTTCTCGGCTGCGAATGTTGTAAATGTGGCCATATTTACACTCTGGCCAACATTAACATCCAATGAATCTTCTAACAAGATATGGTCATCGCTATCAAGTGATGGATTTCCTTCTGTTGAAAGGTCAACAGTACCATCAATCAACAAACGACTTCCGAATTGAGCAGAACCATTCTCTAGTTGAATACCGTCACCAGTAATACCTTCGTGAGCTGTAGTTACAAGGAATGACAAACCATTAGAAGTGTTGTGTGTTTTGTTTATCGTTGTATTAAGTTTAGTTGTAATACTAGAACGAACAAAAACATCTCTATTAACATCAGTTTTACCATCATAAACAAATGTTTCACTGGATGTTTCATCAAGTATATTATGTAAAACCGACTGACTTTCACTATTTAAGAATGATATGTTATCTTGAAGAAAGTCTTCAAGTCCAAACGATAAATCATCTTCGGTTATAAGATCACTACCAGCATCATCTTGAGATGATGGCAAATGTCCATCCTCAGTACCATCAAGTACGATATTGTTTGATATAACTACAGCTCGTTCAGATACGATACGATCTAAATCTTCTGTTAGTAATATACCAGACTCACCAGCATCAGTACCATGAGTTATTTCAATTGCTTCAAAATCAAGATAAGCATTTTCTGGTGTTTCTAATTGTACAAAACCATCTCCAGTTTCATCTTCAAGAATAAACTGATCGCCTTCAATTTGAATAATAGAACTTTCTAATAGTATATCATCTTCTTCTTCATTTATAACACCAAGGCGGCGTTGAACAGTTTCAGTGAAGATATTTCTAAACGTAGAAGCAAGAATTGCACTATAGATATCCTCATCATAATCGTTTATACCAAGTTCTGTTCCAGCATTTCGTACTGCAACAGAAACAAGCGAGGTATTAATAACCTTTGCAAATACATTAAATCCAGCTGGATGAACTGACTTCTTTAACTCATTTAGGTAAGCGCTACCACCAGAGTTTGTCTGAATTTCATAAGAGAAATCTTGGTAATAAAAAGAGTCTTGAATCCTGATCAGTTCTTCACTGATCAAATTCTCGATACCACCAAAGGCTCCAGTTTTCTCAGCGGTTGTACCCAAATTAAATTCTGACTTTGCAATATCTGCATGAACGATTGTCGCAGATGCTAC